AGGAATACTGTTACCGGACGTATGCCCATGATCGTAGAGTTTCCAGACAACAAAACAGAACGGTTGATAGAAGACGCAATGGAACAACTTGGCACTTGGGTAGAAGGCCAAATAGAACTAGGGGTAAACCCTATAATTTTAATCGGATTGATGGAGACATATAAGTCTGCACTCTCCTATAACCTCCTAGTAGATGAGGACGAGTAATGCCATTAGAGTCAGATCGTAAAGACATATTTGGAAACTTAATTCCTAGCTTTGGGATTGAAGGACTTGTTGATGGATTAGTTTCTTATGTACCGGGGCAAGGGTCTGCTTTTGATCCAGAAATTCAACGTCAAATTATTGACGCAACTATTTCTACGGGTTTGTCTGGCATACCTCAAGGTGTAATTAACGCGCCTTCTGCGGAGTATCTGCTAAGAAATATATCTATAGCAGACGGCATACAACAAAATGAAATTGACTCTGTTGTTGAATTGCTAGATAACAACCTAGTTACAATTGATGATGTTGCTGCTCAAACAGGAATTCCTGCTGCTGAGATTCAAGCTGTATACAATCAAGTAAAAGGGGTGCAGCCTGAAATCGCAGACCTAACGACAAGCACTGTAGATAACGAATTAACGAATGACGTAGATATGCTTGACCCTGAAGTTACAGGGTTAGGTGGTGATGAAAGTATTGTTACTGATGATGAACAGTGGGACAAGGTTGATAAAAAAGAAGACATTGACTTACTGTTGCAAGACGCACTAGACATCTTTGGTTTAGGAAATCTTAACAAAGCCATTGTAAATGTTGGAGAGGTAATCAATGACCGTAACATCTCTGTTCAGGATGTTGCTACTGCGTCAGGTAATACTGTTGAATACGTCAATGACGCTTTTGAAAAAGCCGGAGTTGCAATTAACAATCAAGGAGAAGCTCCTCCTCCCGAACCGCCTCCTGAGCCGCCTCCTGAACCGCCTACAAATAACGGTGGTGCTTGGGAGGAGACAGGTGGAGGTGTTACGGAAACTGTAGGCGACAGACAGGTTGTTGACGGACTTATAGTACCCACAAGAGATGTGATTGTTGACGATAGACCCAAGACAATTCTTCCTTCTTTGCCTACACCAGAGCCTCAACAAGCCATAAATTTTACCTTGATGCAATCAATAGTAAATGAAACACCAGTGACAGAATCAATCTTATTCCCAACCAAGTTCACTAAGTTGGAGAACGTACAACCAGGAATGTTTGGTGAATTCCTTCGTGCCGCAGGAGGCAAACGATGACATACCTAGAAGCAATCAATAGTGTCCTTCGGCGATTGCGTGAAGACCAGGCAGCAACAGCTCTTGAGTCAGACTATTCCGCGTTAATTGGAGACTTTATCAATGACGCAAAACGAATTGTAGAGAACTCATGGAACTGGTCTGCTCTTCGAGACACCATCTCTGTATCTACAGTCAACGGAGTATCTGAGTATTCTCTTGTTGGATCAGGGCAAGAAGCTGTAGTTAAAAATGTAGTCAATGACTCATCTAATAGGTTTATGGGTTTAGAGACTAAAGACTACTTTAACAATGTCTACTACCTTCAAGATGTCGTATCAGGCAGTCCTAATGTTTATACCTTTATTGGTGTTGATAGCAATGACGACCTGAAAGTAAAGGTTTATCCACAGCCTGACGGTATTTATAACCTAAGATTTGATGTAGCTAAAACCCAAGGATTACTAGAGGCTGATGCTACTAAGATTAACGTACCTCACAATCCTGTTGTTCAAATGGCCTTTGCTATGGCCTTAAGAGAACGCGGGGAAACTGGTGGTCAATCAGCAGCCGAGCAATTTGCTCTTGCGTCTACAGCCTTGTCGGATGCGATAGCTATAGACGCTAATCGTTACCCTGGCGAAACAACATTTATGGTGGTTTAGATGGCTCAACAGCTACAAAGCATTACCATTACCGCTCCGGGTTTTGCCGGTATTAATACCCAGGATGCGCCTTTAGCACAGGACGCAAGCTTTTCTGCGGTTGCAGATAACTGCGTAATTGATAAAGAAGGACGCATTGCCGCAAGGAAAGGGTATTCTGTGTTAACTACAGACGACACCATCCTTGGCTCATCTGAAGGCATAGAGTCTATGGGTGAGTTCGTAGCAGAAGACGGTGATGTCACCTTCTTCTCTGCGGGTAACAACCTAATTATGTCAGGTACTACTACACTGACTGACGTAACACCCGCGTCCTATACAATCACGGACAATAATTGGAAGTTTGTGTCCTTTAATAATCACATGTATATGTTCCAACGAGGACATGAGCCACTTGTCTACTCAGACAGTACCGGCACTGTGGTTAAGATGTCATCACATCCTTCTGCTAGTGGCACTCCACCGCAAGGACACGAGTGCATAGCAGCGTTTGGTCGTCTTTGGGTAGCAGATTTCACTGCTGACAAGTCTACTATCTACTGGTCTGACCTATTGAATGGCTCAGGATGGGCAGGAGGCTCGTCAGGCTCGATAGATATCACAAAGGTATGGCCTACAGGGTACGATACAATCACTGCTCTAGCGGCTCATAACGGCTTTCTGATCATCTTTGGCAAGAACTCTATCCTTGTGTACGCAGGAGCAGATAATCCTTCCACAATGGCATTATCTGATACAATCTCGAACATAGGATGTGTGCAAAGAGACGCGGTAGTATCGACAGGTAAAGACATTATCTTCCTGGATGACTCCGGGGTACGAAGTATCTCAAGGACAATTCAAGAGAAGTCAGCACCTATTGGCGATGTCTCTAAAAACGTCAACAATGATGTAAAGATTTTGTACGCAGCAGAGACTGGGCATATTAAAATGCACTACTCTCCTCGCGAAGCATTTGTCTTGTTGAACTTTGAAAACCTAAGCGTAGTGTATGTCTTTGATACAAGATTTCCACTACAAGATGGAAGTTATCGAGCTACCACTTGGTCGCACATTAACCCAAAGTGTTTTACTTCTACATCTACAGAACTGTTATACGTTGGTACATCCTCTGGCGTAGCTCAATACACAGGATACAAAGACAACGATACAAGTTATATTTTAAGTTACTTCAGTCATCCTTTAAGTTTTGGTAATACGTCAAACCTGAAATTCTTAAAGAAAATAAATCTTACAACCTTTGACGGCGCAGAAGCTACAGTTGTTTTAAGTTGGGCTTACGATTACGGAGGCAGCTATAAAAAACAAGCGTATGTTTTACCGCCATCTAATGTTGCTCAATATAATATTTCAGAATTCAACACTGACGCTGAATACTCTTCCGGTATAGCATTAATTAAACGTAAAAAGATAAATGCTAATGGACAAGGAACGGTGGTAGCGGTAGGTGTAGAAACTACTATTGATGGAAATGTAATTGCACTACAAGAAATTAACATTCAAGCTCTTATGGGAAGGATAGTCTAATGTCGAACTATACCAAACTTACTAACTTCGCAGCCAAGGACGCTTTGGTTAGCGGCAACCCTGCCAAGGTTGTTAAAGGCTCTGAAGTCGGAGCTGAATTTGACGCAATCCAGGTAGCAATTGCCACCAAGTCTGACGCAGCGTCACCTACTTTTACTGGCACAACTACTATGGCAAACCTAACAGTGAGTGGTACTTTCACAGTTGGTACGATTGATGGAGGTACTTACTAATGGCAAACCCATTACAAAACTTTTTAAGCGGCTTGTTCGGCGAAGGAGCCGGAGATGTTATTGCCGGTGTTGGAGGCGCAGCCGCACAACAAAAGATAATTAAAGACATTGAGGCTTTGGGCAAACAAGATATTGCTGCGGTCTTTGGTCAAGAAACTGTCCCTCAATATGAGGGTGGAATACTTGGCGAGATAAGCAGAAGGTCAGAGTTTAAGCCTTTTACTGTTACCACTCCTACCGGCTCAAGGGCAACCCTGGGAGCAGGTGGCATGGATACAATGCTCAGTCCAACAGAACAGGCTCTACAGTCGCAACTGTTAGGCTTTGGTTCTCAGGCTTTTGGGATGTTAGGCGACCCGGAAGCAAGGCGACAAGAACAAGAGAATATTATTGGCATGTTGACCCAAGACCCTATGCAAAGGGCTATGCGTGAGCAGGACATCTTTGGTCGTATGCAAGCCACTCTTGCCCCTGAGCAGGAACGCGCAAGGTTAGGGCTAGAAGAGCGTTTAGCTAACCAGGGTAGGTTAGGAGTCAGGACTGCCATGTTTGGCGGTACGCCTGAGCAGTTAGCGCTAGAAAAGGCTATAGCGGAACAACAAGCAGGTCTTGGTGTGAGTGCTATGGAGCAAGCTCGAGCAGAGCAAGCTCTTCAGTCACAGCAAACCCTCGCGGGATTAGGTGAGACGCGAGATAGACTAGGCTTATTAGGTCAATTAGGATTATCTGCTATTCCTACTGCTTACTCAGGACAGCAGCAACTATTGGCTAACTTGCAGCCACAATTAGAAGCGCAACGCATTGCTACTGCGTTACAATCTACTGGTCTTGGTTTAGGAACTCAGCTTGCCGAGTCTGGACTAGAGTCTCAGTTAGGTTACGCAGCACTAGCTAATGCTTTGCGTCAGCAGCAGTTCCAAGGACTGTTTGATATTCTAAAGACTCCACCGCAAGCGACCCCAAGTACAGTAATTAATTTAGGAACATAGACATGGCGGCTATAAACATTCAAAGTTTGTTTGCGGACATCATTGACACTCCTGAACAACGCCAACAAAAACTGCTTCAGCAAGGTCTTGTTCAAGGTCAATTATTGTCCTCTGGTTTACGCGGCAGAGCAGCAGCATTGGCTCCTTTGGCTCAGGTAGCAGGTCAACTAGGGGTACAGCGCAACGAAGATCTACGGCGAGCTATTCAGCCTATGATTGGCATTGACCCGCGTAGCACTGGAGAAAAGGTTGCTGCGCAGATTCAAAACCTAGACATGTCTACTGTTGAAGGGTTACTGC